GGCGGTGGCAAGAATGTCATGGCCAACTCGTTTGGCTCGACGCCATACGACTCACCTCGCTTAAATAAAACTAACCCTAAATTTGCGGGAAAAGTAGAACGCCTATCTGATATCGGCAGCCCTACCATGGACAATGGTAAACAAGCTTTCGGTAAAATGGGTAAGGCAATGGGCAGAATGACTGGCATGGCCCAGTTTGAGTATGACCCTACTGGCGGTTCTGGCGGACAAATGCTAGAACTCCAAAGGGTAAAACAGGCAAATCAAGCTAGGATGGACCAGGCTAAAAAAGGCTACCTAGCTATGCACGGCGTCAGCATGAGCCGTTTCAGCACTATGACTCCTGAAGCCCAGGCCAACATCACGTCAAGCATGTACGGACTTGGGGACACCCTAAGCCTAATGTCTGGTATATCTAACGCCGCCCAGACTATGATGCCTAGCGTTCAGGCAACAATGGACCGTGTAACTGGATACTATAACGCAGGTATTCGCAGTGGACGAACACGTGGTGATGTTCAGAACAATACTTTTGGAACGCTCAGCAAACTAGGTGGTCTGACTTCCGTAGGTTCTGACGCAAAGGTTGCTCAGTTCCTAGCTGAACGTGGAATGGCCCCTAATGGTGGGGCTGGAAGTACTTACCAACAGACCCTAACCTCTGTAGCTAACGCTGGTCGCTACATGAACATCTCGAATGAAGATGCTGCTAGGTCAGTTGAGGGAATGACCTCGGCAAGTGGTGCTGCTAGCACCCTACAAAATTTTGGTATTTATACTGCAAACCTGAAGACAGGTAAAGAAAAGACTCAAGAGCAAATCTTTGAAGAGGTTGCTCAGAGACTTACTGCTGGACGTGGTAATGCAAGCCTTGCGCAAACTCAGGCTTCAATTCGTCGTGGTGCACTTGGTGTTACTGCAGACGCTTTCTTTAAAGACTCAACAACTAACCAGATGTTTAAGCAGTTCATGGTCGACCGTGCTCAGAAGGGTGTCGATATCTCTGGGGGAACAACTGGAGATGCTAGTAACCCACAGAGTAGGTCTAATCCCCTACTAAGTCAGATGACTATGAATGCCTCTGATACTGGGGTAATGAACGCTGCTCAAGATAACTACATCAAGGGCGTAAACATGGCAACAGTTGCCCTTCAGGGATTGAACGGTGTTGTAGCGGGACTCGCTCAAACGTTTGCTGGAGCTGGAACTGCGATGACTCAAACTTTGTTTGGTGCAGGTTCTGTTAAGGGAATCGCTGGAGGAATGAGCACCACAGTTAACTTCTTGGGTAAAGCGGCTTCAGGTATTGGTGAAGCCTTCATGGGAATGGACGCACTAAACCCTGCTCCAGCCCTAACTCAAATGGGAATCATTGCTGGTAGCGCGGGCCTAAGTATGGGAGCTGCTGTAGCCACTATGGCTGGTGCGGGATTGATTGGTAGTTTTGGTGGCGGAAATGCGGGTGGTTCGGGACGAATGTCTTCGTCATCAGCGAATGGTGGGGGACTAGGCGGAGGAGTTAATACAAACACTCTGGCTGGGGTATCGGCTGCCTCTGGAAATTATGTAAACCTTTTTAGCATGACAAACCTAATGTCACACGGAATAAACCGAGGCGTAGGTAACGGGCACAAGGGATATGACCTAGAGTATTCAAAAGGTGACCCAGTGTACTCAATTGGCGATGGTGTTGTTATTACCGCAGTTAAGTCTTTTAATCACCAGGTGTATGCTGCGTCTTGGGAAGATGTAGGGAACAACATCGGTAACTATGTTGCTATTAAACACACAGCAGCTAACGGGGATACCTACACATCTTTGTACGGGCACCTTTCACAGGTGTTGGTTTCTAAAGACCAAACAGTTGTTAAGGGAACCCTGATTGGAAAAGCTGGTAACACTGGCTCAACCTGGCCTATGGAGAAGAACGGAGATGGTGGAGGCTCTCACCTACACTTTGAACTTCAGAAGGGTATAAAAACAATCACTGGATTGGCGGTGAGTCTAAACCCGAGTGAGTACGCGGATGTGCAAGCAAAGCCGTTTACAGGCCCTGTGGATAGCGGAGCTGCCCCAGGTGGACTTTCAGCTGTTCCTGGAAGCACTGGTTCAAATGATTTTTCTGGTACCAGTGGTAGCGGAGTACAGTCTGGTTCGGGTGATTACGCAGGTGCCGCTGTATCTTCAGCAAGCAAGAGCGCTCAGGGAATGATTAGTTCCTTGGAAGGCAGGGCTAAAGGACAGTTAAGTATTCTGTCTAACCTGTACTCTAACAACCCAGACAAACTTAAACTGGCAACTGATGCTATGGCGCAGAGCTTTGGGCTAAGTCAAGCAGCACTAGAGTACTATAACCAGCCTGGAAGTGCGGGAACCTATAGGCCGTCTCAGGGTGCTCCTGGCGGAGGAAAGCTGCAGCAGGGAAATGTGAATAACAATCAAACTGTTAACATCACTGTTCAGGTTCCAGACGTTACAGCTGCGGATGCGGTTAAATTTGGTCAACTTGTTAAACAATACCTAGATGACAGCTCACTTATATCAAACATGGGAAGTAACTAATCATGGCAAAAGACCCAATTGCAGACCTACTTAATTCAAAGAACGTAAAGAGTGCTCGAGATAAAGCTACGGCTGCCGAGAAAGACCGCACCACTGTTTTGCAAAAGCAATTTGATGCTTCAAAGAAGAACCAAGATTTAGATAAGCAAGTTAGTATCCTTGAACTTCAAATCGCAGAAGCTCAGACAGAAGTTACTGATTGGCACAAAGCTTGGGTTGCTCTTGAAAAAGCGGCTGGTATTGCAGGCACATTAAACGACGCTGCTGTGCAGGCTGCAATTAAGGATTACAAGAAAAAGGAAACTAACGCGGCCAAGGTAAAGGACACCTTGAACATTCTTGCTGGTCAGCTTCGAGCTCAAAGAGGCGTGCAGCTAGCGATACAGGCACAAGAAGCAGCTTTGATTATTAAAACTGCAAGCGATGCGGTTCTTGCTACGCCACTTGGTGCGTACACTGGTCTTCCAGGAAGTGGCGCATTGCCTCTCTACTATAACGCCTCCGCTGTTCGTGAAGCGTATTTCAGTAGTCGTTCAAGTTTCCAGGCAGTGACAAGGAAAAATAACCAGATTACAGGACTTATGCAGTCAGCTAACCAACCAAGTGTTGTGTCTGCGGCCACTGACCTATGGACATCTTCTCAGGGTAGCAAGGGAATGATTGTTACTTCAGAGCAAGTATTGAAAGCATGGAACTCTGGTTCGAATAACCCAAACACTGCAGACGCTGGGGACAACCACAACTACGGGTTCCAGTTCCAGTACAACCCTGGCACCGTAGCTATGACGTACTTCACTTCTCCTAACGTAGACGTAACAATGATGACTAGCGGACAGGAGATGTTTAACCTAGCTGGTGTCTCAGGTTCTCAGGGCTCTGTTAGCTTTCAAGTTATTATTAACCGAATTTTTGATATGTCGTATTACGGCCCTGATGGTGTTCTAAAGCCTGGTATTGAGGCAAATGCTATTTACTCAAAGCCTCCTGCACCAGGTGAGTTTAAGGACATTTATGATAAAGGAACAATGTACGACGTTGAGTTCCTACTCCGAGTTCTTATGGGAACTACCATGAGCAGTTATCTGCGAGGAGAACGTACAGCTGACATGGGTTGGTTGCCTGCTATGCCTGTAGAGCTGCACCTAGGTAAGAGTCTTCGTTACTTGGGAACTGTTAACAGTCTGAGTTTGAACCACATGATTTTTAATGAGCGCATGGTGCCTATGCTAACTACACTGGACATTGCGTTTGCACGCCTACCTGATTACCCAGCCACAACAGACAGGACCTAAGAATGATTTATTCAGACAGCCGTTATGCTAGCGGTAAAGTTCTAGTTGCTAATGACCCTCGCAATGGTACTTTTCCTACTGCGGTTTACCGTACGTTTCCAAGTGCTCGCTCTGGGTTCTATTACTACACCTGGACTGATGGCGACCGCATAGACATTGTGGCCTTTAAACTTCTTGGCACCCCGTTGTCGTGGTGGAAGATTATGGATTTTAATCCTGAGATTGTTAATCCGTTCAGTATTCCTGTAGGAGCTACTTTAAGGATTCCAAGTGTCTAGTGTTGTTTCCACTAAGTTTAGAAAAGGTACTGCTACTGATATCTCCTTTCCTACTCTTCCTAGTCTTACGGCACAACCTCGCCGCATTGACCTATACCAAAAGCAGTACACTCACGACGTAGTAACGTTGGAGTACTCTGCAGAGAGCTTGCTGTGGCTAGACAACCTGCACACAGGTGTTCCTGTGCAGTTTATTTGGAAACAAGACACTTTGGTGAAGTACTGGATTGGGTATGTGTCATCCGTTACTAAAGTAAGCTCACCAGACCGCATGAAAAATATGAAGGTCCTTTGTGTGGGAGGTACGTTTCCGCTAAAGGAGCGAACAACTCGAGTATTCACAGACACCACAATTCCTGAAGCTGTTGCAAAGATTGCATCCGAGTACGGATTTAAATTTATTGGGGAAAACAACGACCAGAAGTATTCTCAGTTAACCATTGCAGGAAGCTCTTATTGGGACTGGATTCAGGAGCAGGCTAAAAGCATTGGTTATGGCGTGCTTATTGATGGGATGAACTTTATGTTCCGTCCTTTGGACAAGCTTATTGACCAGGGGTTTAGCTCTACGGCTGTGCTTAGTTTAGGTAATGCTGGAGCCCCGTTTAATACGCAATTCCTAGATAGGACTTTAGACCAGCTTACGGTTATGAGTGGTGACAACATAGAGGACACCACTGAGTTTAGAAGTGTAAAGAACGTGGGTGGTGTAGACCCAGTTACTGCGGCTCAGTACCTAGACTCTGAAACTCCAAGTGCGGTAGGAACTAACGTTCGAACCTCAGTAAGTGATGTTCTTTTTAAAGAATATCGAACTGACAAGGTTATCCCAAGTGCTGCAGCTGCCAAAATTGCGGCTGCAGGAGCCGCTCAGATGGCAAGGTTTAACCTACCAGCCGTAGCTAAGTGTCAGGGTGACCCACGAATTCGCCCATTTGGAACAGTCTTTATATCTGGTACGGGTAACCTAACTGACGGATTCTGGGTAGTTCGTGAAGCGCACCACATGTTTCACCAGGTTGGTGACTACATGATGCAGCTTAAACTAGCAACCGATGGTTTAGGAGAAAGTTCCGAAACTCCTTTTAGAACTAGGCCCGATACTAACGTAGGTACGGTAAACTTAGAGGAGGCCCTAATGAACAATGGTGTGCCTAGTTTGTTTTTTGATTTGGGTTCCGTAACCCTGAGCTCCCAGCAGGAAGTAGTTAAGCAGGGAGCCCAAGGGTTTACTAAAACCCCAACTAAGTGGAGAGCGGTAGGAGTCTAAGATGGCGGTTAATTTAAACACCGAGGTTGCGCTAGTCCTACCATTTATGGTGGATGGCAATGGCAACATCATGACTACAAACAACCAGGCACAAATTTGGTCTAACAGGGTAAAGGCACTGATTGGAACCCGCTTAACTGAACGTGTAATGCGCCCTGAGTACGGGGCCAAAATTGGTGAGTCTTTGTTTAA